GTTGCTTTGTCTAATCCAGATTGATATTTCATATTTACTAATTGCATATTTAATTGTTCCTCAGGAGAGATGGGATATCGTTTATCCGGTATAACAATTCCAAAAGGATTCTGATCTTCTTTGGTCACATAATCTGAATGAGAGCCTGGAAAATATCCATACTTCTTCCAAATTCTGTGATTTTCTTCAAACGTCGCAACGGGATAATTTGTTGCTTCTACAATTTTAGATCGAATTTTATTGTAGTGTTCTTTGCCATAAAAATAAAAAGCTCTCATAGAGCAATTGATATTGTCTAAAGTTGCTGCGTGTTCGTCCATTTGATGTTTATTAATCCTAAACCAATACATTGATTCTATAAGTGCTGTTTGATCTGAGAGTGGTACATATAATCCGTTCATGGTTCCTGTTGTGTTTTTTAAAAAAGTTAATTCGTTCAATTTTTTATATGGTACAATTACATTTGCTTTGTCTGCAGATGTTGCGGTCATGCCGTGAGAATTAGTCCATTCGGTAAAAGTAACCCCGTTGAAAATGGGTTTAAGAGAATCTGATACTGCTTGCACAGAATCATCTCCTCCTCTTTTACCTCCTGTATGTCGTTCGTAAATTTTAATAGTTGAAATTGCTGGTGATATTCTTTTTGTTACTTCAATAAATCCTGTAATTGTTAAAATTTCATTTGCATTGCCATTCAATTGGAAGGTCATTAAACCTCCTGATGGTGATGTTCCTATAGCTCTAAGTAATTTGTCTAAAAATATATAATATGGTGATGTAAAAAATTCTTTTAAAGTGTCTACTGATTTTGGTCCATAATTTGTTGCTAAATATTTTTCATGTGGGTTTAAACTAACTTTATAACTAGCTGTCACTAATGCTTTACATAATGATCTATCCCAAAATTTAAAATCGGCATCAAAACCGAAATGTCCTTTTGTTAATAAATCTGTAAAGAAATCGTGCCAATCCAATGACAATCTGTCTAATCTAACTGAACTATAAGTTTTTTCGTGGTAATGCATCATGATGTGTGAATAAAATAATTGTCTAGAAATAATGAGATGTAATAAGCTGCCTGCTGCAAACAAGCGTGGTTTGATTTCTTGATAAATTTTTGATAATTTAATTCGTTCGTCTTTAATTGATAAAATAAAAGGTACACATGGAACAATCTGTTGTGAAATTTTGTTCCAAAAATCATTTACGTCATTTACAATTCGTTGAGTTGGTGTGAGAGTTCCGTCTTCTGCTTGGTTAATTAAATCCGTTCGTTTAAGATGTTCTGTTACATATGGGTATCCAGCTGATGTGGTTAGATCTATTCTTGAATTTCCTTCTATTGGAAGTCCATTCAAAGCTTCTTCTATTGATAAAAATTTTAAAGGTACTTTTGATTTAGCGTGCCATTGTTTATGTTTAGTTATGAGATATTCAGTTGCTTCATCAAAAACATCGTTGGGAAATGTGGGTGTTTGAGAATAACCTTTAAATAATT